AGCCGCGGCAGATTGGCGCGACTTTCTATTTTGCGTTTGAGGCATTTTACGATGCGGTGGTGAATGGCCGTAATAAGATCTTCATTTCAGCATCACGGGACCAGGCTGAGATATTCAAGGCCAATATCATTGCCTTGTGTCGTGAACAGTTTGGTATTGAGCTAAGCGGCTCACCACTGACCATGCGTAACAAAGGTAAAACAACAACACTGTATTTCAAATCAACCAATGCCCGTACTGCACAATCGGCTTCTGGCGACTTGTATATTGATGAAGTGTTTTGGATCCCGAAGTTTAAAGAGTTACGCAGTCTTGCCCAGGCAATGGCGACCCATAAAGATTTTCGTATTACCTATTTTAGTACGCCGTCGGTGACTAGTCATGAAGCTTATGATTTGTGGAATGGTCGCTGGTACCGAAAAACCAAGGCCTGTAATGATCCCGAGTTTGCCATCGATGTTAGCCATAAGACTTTAAAGGATGGTTTGCTTTGTGAAGATGGTATTTGGCGTCAAAAGCTAAATGTTTATGATGTGGTGAAACAAGGCTTTGACCGCATTGATATTAGTATTTTGGAGAACGAGTATTCCACTGAAGAGTTTAACAACCTCTTTATGTGCAAGTTCATTGATGATGCCCACAGTGCGTTTAGCCTTAAACAGCTGATGGCCTGTGTTGGTAACAGCAAAAAATGGACTGACTTTGACCCAACTTGGCCACGTCCTTATGCCATGAAGCCGGTTGTTATTGGTTTTGACCCTGCGCGAACACGAGACATTGCCTCGGTCGTGGTCTTGAGTTTACCGCTTGGCCCTGATGATAAATTCAGATTATTGGAATCACTGAATCTCAGTGGTAATGATTTTGAAACCATGGCTAATGAAATTAAAGAACTCACCCTTAAATACCATGTTGTGCATATCGGTGTTGATACAACCGGCATGGGCTTGGGTGTGTTTGAGTTAATACAAAAATTCTTCCCGCTGGCAATGCCAATTCATTACAACCCGCACAACAAAAACAAGATGGTGATTAAGGCGCTTAATGTCATTGGTAAGAAGCGTTTTGAGTTCGATGAGAATTCGGTGATGGTTGCCAGCAGCTTTATTAATATTCGCAAAAAGGTAGTTGGTGACCAGATTAGTTATGCAACTAACCGAACTGCAGCAACAGGCCATGCAGATATTGCCTGGGCAATCATGCACGCCATGATTTACGAACCATTATCTGGTGACAGCTCGAGCACCAGAACGTCAATAGGATTAGATGCCGCATAATGAATTCAACTAAGAGTACGACAACAGCACCGGTGAAAGACAAATCTATCGATACGTTTAGCTTTGGTGATCCTGAGCCGTGTTTAGATAATCACATGACTGAGTATATTGGCCTTTACGCTGATATGGATGGGTTATATTCGCCGCCTGTGAGTTTGTCTGGGCTGGTTAAGTTGCTGCGCGTTAACGCCCAGCATGGCCCTATTTTATATTTTAAACGCAATATGATTTTGAAATGGTTTAAGCCTAATACGGTATTAAGCCAGCGCACCTTTAAGAAGTTTGCCTTTGATTATTGTTGGGCGGCGAATGCGTATTTTCAGGTTATTAAAAATGCTTTTGGTCATGTGATTAAGCTAAGACATTTACCTGCGTTATCGATGCGCTATACCTCCACGCCAGGTGTTTATGCCCAGCGCTTAAGTAATGGCAAAGTGCTGCGGTTTAAAAAAGGCGAAGTTATTCACCTGAAAGAATACGACCCTAACCAGGGTATTTATGGAATCCCCCAATATTATGGCGGTATTCAGTCTGCGCTTTTAAACGAAGATGCCACCCTATTCCGTCGTAAGTATTACAAGAACGGCGCACATATGGGATTTATCTTTTCGATGGCTGACCCTAATTTGTCGACCGATGATGAAGACGAATTGAAAAAAGCGATCAAGGATTCGCGCGGTGTGGGTAACTTTCGCAGTCTGTTTATTAATAACCGCAGTGGTAAGGCTGATGCAGAGAAGGCAATCAAGATTATTCCGGTGGGTGATATTTCTACCAAGGATGAATTTGAGCGCATTAAGAAGATGACGTTAAACGATATGTTGAGTATGCACCGTGCCCAGGAAGCGCTTAGCGGTCAAACATCGGGGGAAAGTCCGGGCTTTGGTGACCTGGATAAAATCACCCGTGCTTATTACAACAATGAAGTGGTTCCGATGCAGCAGGACATGCTGGAAATTAACGAGTATTTACCTGCTGCGCTGCATATCAAGTTTGCAGAACCAGCTTATTCCGACTTAAACCCGAGGAGTGAAGACTGATGGAAGAACTGATTGTTTTTATAAGGCAATGGGGGCAGCTGTGCTTGTTGTCGTTATTGGCCGCGGCTACGCAAATGTATATGTCTGGTACACGAATTACTTTTTTTCATTATTTCATGTCGGTGTTGATGGCAATTTTGTCGGCGTACATTGCGGATAGTTTTTGTCGTTGGCTTGGATTAGATGAAGGGTTGAAGACTGGCATTATTGGTATTGCCGCGTATGTAGCGCCGCATCTTTTAACGGGGGTTAATGCCCTAGCTAAGGCGGTATCAAAAGACCCTAAACACTTTTTAGATATTATTATGAGGAATAAATCATGAGTTGGATAACGTCACTGTTTAGTTTTATTTCGAAACCGATTGCAGATTTGTCTGGTAGCTATCGCGAGCGTAAACGTATTGCGGCAGAAATGGCGGCATCGATTGCGACTGCAGAAGGTAACTTAAAATTGGCTAAGCTGGATGCTGAAGCTAAACGGTTGGCGAACCAGGAAGGTAACGACGCTGATTATGATCTGCAGGTGTTGAAGAACCGGCGCGAATCGATAATGGATGAAATCATTATTACCGTATTTTTAGGATTGTTCATTGCCCATTTTATTCCACAGCTGCAACCGTATATGGCAAATGGTTGGCAAGCCATGGGTTATAAAGGCGCGCCCTGGTACTTTGAATTTGTAATTGTGGGGATCGCGGTTTCAACATTGGGGTTGATGCGATTGTTTAGGGCGTTCTGGGGGAGTAAGAATACTAAAGGGGCTGGTTAGCTCCTTTAATAAACATGTTCAGATGGTTTAACGCTGTTTTATATACAATTTATTTTTTATTAAACGCACATCGTATTTTTTGTATTATAAAAAATAATAAAAACAACATACCAACTGTAATACTTATCATACCAAGTGGCAGGAACATGCTCTCATGAAGATAGCCGTCATTATCAAGAAATTGATAAAAAGTACTTTCGGCTATTAGCGATAATATTCCCAAGCTAAGTAACAACAAAGAAGCTAAAAGAATTTTGTTAGTGAACATATTCATTTAGGCTCCTGCATACCAATCCCTTGCTAAGCGGAAAAGAACGGTTGGCTATAATCGTGAAGCGATGACCAACTGTTACTTTTCCGCTTAAGCAAGTAGACGTGCATTAACTACATGTTATTTACCGTCTTTTCTTTCAGGTTGAAAATCAGACCACCAAGCAATATGATCACAATCTACACAGATTAAGTCTTGAGTATCTTGTCCCATCATCTTCTCTTTTGCAGGTTTCGATGTTGAGCCACAATTTGGGCATACTGCTCCAGCACGTTTCATATTTTTCTCTTTTTTAGTTAAGGTAGTTAGGGCTATACATTAATTTTGTTCTTTTGCTTTTTTAGCTTGTTCAGGCCAATTACGCCCAAAGCCTGCTTTACCGCATTCATCACATATAAAATCACCCGTTGCACTTCCTAGGTGGTACTCTTTTGATAAACTGCTATGCGTGCAATTCGGAATATTTTTGGTTTTTACATCCTGCATTTGTGTTGCTTTCATCTTTACTCCAGTACACCACTTAAGGTGATATTATTAATACGTAACAAATTACATGCAACACTGACACATACGCCACACTAAGAAGCGAGTAATTGTTGGCTATAATGTGAAGCGAAGCGGAACTGAGCCAACTTTTACAAGTCCTGCTTTAGTGGCTTGTTATGTATTTTGATTTTTAAGTTCGAGCACATTTTTTTCTATTTTCCAATTTGTAAGATGTTCTTCATAATTATTAATCTCTGCAACAGCAACCACAGCTTTTATTTGTTCGTTAGCTTCTATTTTTGCAATCGCTTTTGGTGAAGAATGTATAGCAAGGACTACCCCATATGACTCATGTTCTTTGAAACCATCTTGTGATTTTAATTGGATACTTAAACCACTCTTCGAGATACTTTGGTATCGTTTCAATTTGTTCTTTTCTACCTCAGTAAAAATATTATCCAAAAATTTAGAGCTAGTTCCAATATTGTTAACCAACACCGTTAATGAGGCATTTTGTTCTTTCGCTGTTTTCACAGCAAATGCATATGAACCTTTAAGTTCATCACCCGAAATTGATTGATGTGAGAAATATGCGTACCTATCCATAGTAAAACTCCAATTCGAATTGATTGAAATACATAACAGTTTATTATACTAAATTCCGTATAACCTGAATTACAGTTTAATTTCATTATTATAAACTGTACCAAATATACTTTTAATTACAAATAGATAGTGGTAAATAGCGGTTCTAAATCAAATTAAACTGAGACAAAAACAACGATTGTATTTATATTGACCCATATAATTAATAAATTATTACATTTCAATAGGCTGTGTTCATCACACTTATCAAGTAAAGACAATTGTCAGTATAAATCACCTTTATTTCGTAACAAGGCCAAATCCTATTATTCCTGTATATAAAACTAGTTCACTGTTCTTATCGTTAGATTTATCCATAACAAAAAACGTATTGCGGCAGAAATGGCAGCATCGATTGCGACTGCAGAAGGTAACCTTAAATTGGCTAAGCTGGATGCGGAAGCAAAATGCCTGGCTAACCAGGAAGGTAACGATGCTGATTATGATCTGCAGGTGCTGAAGAACCGGCGATAATGGATGAAATCATTATTACCGTGTTTTTAGGATTGTTCATTGCCCACTTTGTGCCACAGCTGCAGCCGTATATGGCTGATGGTTGGCAGGCCATGGGTTATAAAGGCGCGCCCTGGTATTTTGAATTTGTGATTGTGGGAATTGCGGTTTCAACGTTGGGGTTAATGCGGTTGTTTCGGGTGTTTTGGGGAAGTAAGAATACTAAAGGGGCTGGTTAGCTCCTTTAGTAAACATGCTTAAGGTGATTAACGATTAACGCGCTAAGGTATGAGCAACGCAACCACCTAACCTATTACACCGAAAACACGGATCCCAACCTTAAACTTAAAATGCCAAGCGTTGGGAATCACTCTTAAATGCTTTCTTAGCTTTATTTACCGCAACAAGCACAGCCTGAAGGAGATGGTCCAAAAACGACACGGTTAGATTTATTTAAAACCGATGCTTCAGAGATATTTTCAAGTCCAATTGAATTTTTAATATTGCGCTCTGTTCTGTGAGGATACTGTTCGAAATCTTTAATCATTTCGAAAAATTCTCGTTTTTCTGAGTCACTAAGTTTACGAAAACCATTTAAAACAAATTTAACACTATCATTCATTTTAGTTAATTCCTAAAAGTTACCACATGTATCACATGTTGTTGGGTTTAAATTGATGGGCTTAACATTACATGTCAGACATGTACTTTTAAAATGAAACAGACTGTATTTCATAGCAAAACGTTTTTCTTCATCGCTTATTATCTGAGTCATGTCACTTTCATTTTGACGATCATATTCATCACGTATTGGCTGATATAACTCCTTCAGTTTACCACTAGATTTTTTTAGCTTACTAAACTCAGTTATTAGCCTAGTATTACTACGGACAGCGCCAATTGCATACGAGTACTTCTCATCCCATTTATAAACGAGTGAAAATAGTGAGAGTACTGCTTGCGCTATTGTGAGCAAACCGCACAAAGGCAATAGAATTTGTTTTAATACTTCACTATCAGTATTGAATGCTGCGACAAAGCCCCCTAAAAGAACCGGAGATAACAAACCTAAGAATGTTATTCTTTTTAGCCAAGTTCCATAGTGACTTACTCTTTTTTCAAAGATTTTTACTGTTCCAAAACTATAAAACTCACAGTCAAAACATTCTTTTTTCATATCCACTAGGTTCAATATTCCTCCTATAAACCTAACGCCGCGTTAAGTAGTGAACAACGCGACCTAACCTAAACTATTGCACCGTAAACACAAAAATCAACTTGAACTGAAAATGCCAAGCGTTGAGAATCTGTCTTAAACACTATGTTATGACGTTCGGATGGGCAAGGAATTAGTCCAAGTATGAGCAAAACATTTGTTTATCATTCGCACCCACTCACCAAGACGAACCATTTCATCTTTTGGTCTAGTAGGCACATTAGGAGCACAACCCCAAAAATCACCACCTGGTTCATTTTTGCCTTTTAAAACAACTAAAGCTGTAATAGGTGGCCAACCAGCAGAATAAACCAAGTTTGCCAACTCACCCAATGGTCGATCCCAGTTACCATGAGCGTCTAGCCATTCACCAGTAACATTATGATACTCATGTGATAAATCAGTATAAGTTTGTGCATTACCTTTTCTAGCCCACTCAATCAAAATTGAGTAAACCACTTCCAACGATACTTTCATACATGTCCATCTCTATTTAGTTGAGCGCCGTATAACGTGAATTCCTGTTTAATTTCACTATCTTAAACAGTACCAAATATACTACTAGTTACAAATGGGTAGTGCTAAATAGCGGTTCTAATCAGGTAAAACTGAGACAAAAACAAGAATCGTATTTATATTGACCTATATAAACACATAACTCGTGTATATCAACCAGGTCACCTTCTACTAAAGGTTTAGCTAGATGATTTGTCATTCAGTGACAAAACCTGTCACAACTTTGACATTAGCGATCTCTAAATGATCGTTGAGATCCTTTCAGTATAAGACTTGCGGGATATCAGCATGTCCATCGTTGTGTCAAAAACGTGAAAAAATTGCGAAAACGCGGTAGGCGAAGAGGAGTGAATTTATCGAGGACTCACGCGCACAATTAAATGTTTTCCTCAGCTATCTGCGATGTCTATGTATTATAACTAACACGTCATACAACTGTATAAAAAAACAGCCAAACATCGTATAATTTACAGGTCAGTATTTGAATTAAGTGGATGTTTATGCGAGTAGTTTGCCCTGAGTGCGGTGTTAAAAGCCGTATACAAAAAACGAATAGAATTTCAAATAGCTATACAGATTTATATTGCAGTTGTAATAACGCGGAGTGTGGTCACTCTTTTGTGATGAATCTTAGCTTTAGTCATACGTTAAGCCCTTCAGCTAAAACAACTTCGCAGATGGCTATTAGTCTGATGAAAGGTTTGGCGCCCGAACAGCGCCAAGAATTACAGCAGCAGCTTTCTATGCTGTGAATAGCGAGTTATCTATATCAAATCAGTCAGCATTAGTTTTACCTACTGTGAGTATAAACCAGCGATTTATAATGTAGCTTTATATGTGTTGAAACATGCCCATAATAAAAGAGATGATGATAAAAAAATAGTTAACAAATAACCAGCAAATTGGGTGATGATTAGTTTTAAAGAGTAATACTTATGCTCTATTCCTTTAGTGTTCGAAATATAAAAATCAATTTGATCATGGACTAAGTTTCGATTCAGTATTTGTGAATAACCCTTACTGCTGTTCTCATATATTTTTTGTTTTTCATCATCACAATCATCTTTTTCAATTAAATGTTTAAACGAAAGCCTTAATTCATTAATTTCCATTGCTTGAAGCCTAAATTTATCCGCTTTCAATGAAAAGTCACTTTTATGAATAACAATTGAAATCACCATTGCAAAAATTGATGTCGCAGTTATTGAGAACCCTAAAAATTTATCATATTCAATAATAAAAGAGTTGCCTGAGTACAATTGTAACAATAATGAAATTACAATTAAACTGAACGCAAGAACGGTAAGAGACCATAAAGATAAATTGTTATGAGTTTCCAATCTTCTAGTTGCGTGAAAGCAACTTTCTTTTGTTATACCAGCTCTTCTATATAGATTTGCTAACTGCGACTTCATGTAATCCCACTTATTGTAAGTTAGTACGGAAATATAATGATTGAATATGCTATAACACACCCAATATAAATTTAATCCTTGTTATAGTATCTTAAATAAAACAATTAAAACAATAGCTAAGGTATAGTAAATCCCCCCTATTCACCTACACGTCATCGTTATATGAATGCTTCATCTTTATAACTTGTCTTTAAATACTTAATAATAACCTTTTCAGTACCATTAATTCCTTTCAACAATCCATATTTTTCTAATAATAAATGGCACTTTTTGTAGTCATCACTTTCCTCATGTGAACAGGCTAGCGCTAATAAAAGCAAAGATTGACCACTTATAAATGAACCAACAATACCAAAATATCGATGCTTATCTTCATACTCATACTCATCAACAAGTTTCAATAATTGATATGAAATCATAAAGTAATAGCCATATTGGAGTTTATAACTAACCTCTTCTTCTGGTGATATAACTTTACTACTTATTTTAATCTCGAGTAAATTTTCAACTAATATCGAAAGTTGAGTCTTTTTAGCTACCCCACCATCATATTCAACAGTACTTAATTTTTCATCTATATTGCGATAGTGCTCTAACAATGAGAATAAGGTGTTTTCAAAACGTTGTATTTTTTGCGTTTTTGCCAAATCAATTTGGATTTCATGAGCAGTAATTAATTCATCTTTAACTGCTTTCAATTCTTCCTTTTGTGTTTTCACTGAAATAATCAACCAGCATAGTGCACTAAAGGCAACTATTGGATTTAATATGCCTCCAATTAGATCACCGAAAGCACCCCAATCGCCTGAATTTAAAGATAATGACGCATCATTCATGAAGTAGAACCAAGACACATAACTGCCTATAATCGCAAACAAAATGCATGCAAGTATTCCAATAGTTATTAATGCAGCTTTATCCCAATCTTTATTCACACCTTTCCCCTCAATAATAACTGAAACAATTTTTTATTTTGTTAATACAAGCGTCATCTATACCGAACAACCCGAACAGATAAACACCTACCTCCTTTCACTATCAGCCCATCTAGCATGCTTCTAGGTATAAGTTTATGGGAGTAAATAGTCGAGCCAGCTTAATCAATAATATAGTAAATCCTCATTCACTAGCGTATAAAATTGTTATATTTCATAGTGATTTAACTTGCTGTTCAATTGATTTTATATAATCTTCTAATTCAGTAATTTTACTGAAAAATATCTTTTCATAGTTTGCTCTATCATCAATAATGCTTTGCTCAACATCTTCCCAACGCATAGATTCCAGAATGTTATCTTCATAAGTTAAAGCTCTTTTAGTTCTAGCCTCATGCAATCGAGTATCCAATACTCTAAGCTCAGATGTCATGCCTAGCTTAATTTCTTGAAGGACTTTACGAGCTTCCTTAAATTCATCAACTAGTTTTGATTTTGGGCCTTGCCCTATTTCCGGAGGCCACAATTTAACATCTCTCTCAGTCATTATTGCTACACCTCCCAAAACACCAATATAAGCAACTAATACAAGTGAAATTATTGTTAATGCCCAAATTGGTAATCGCTTAACTACGATAGCTTCTGCAGCCATATTCCGAACTCCTTAAAACATAACTTATTATACAGCCGTCTTTAAAAATACTTTCTTTAAACAGCTGTTAAAATTCAAAATGAGACCCTAAACTATTTTGAACATAAAATCACTAACTAATTTCATTTGATTTCAATGTATTAGGTTAAAAAACAACAAACATTAAATAGATATAAAATATTATAAGTGAGTTAATATTTTCATATCTATAATGACTTTATTAATAATGACTCTTCTAGACTTGCGCCAACAATAATTTGATGGCGCTTATCCTGCCTGTTCATAAAGTACATTCCCAATAGTCGCAGTTTCTGGTATCGCTAGCTTTCATCTTTGTCTTGCATCTCAGATATCAACATCAATAAAAACAGCACAACATCGGTATTATCATTCAATGTATCCTGTGCAGCCGCGATAACAACGAAATCTTTAGCACGTTCCTGTAACGCTTTCATAACGGACCCCCATTAAAACCACTGTATAAGATTACAGTAGTTTTAATGGGTAGTAAATAGACGCATTTCACACCATGTAGTCATATATACAATGAGTTAACCCCAATCCCACGACTCCCAGTCTTCCCAACCAGGTATGTAATCGGATGTATCTTTAATTTCAGTTTCAGGACTATCCCAGCCGTCCCAAACCTCAGGTTCTTCGGGTTTTACATCGACCAGTTCGGGCGGGTGATATTGATTCTCAGCGTAATAGCCCTGCCTCAATTTCACAATATGGTCCTTATCAACTCGAACCTGGGCACCCTGCTCCATAACATTGACCAGGTGATCATCTAAATGAATGCCGCGCCTTTTCAAAAGCGCTTTAATTCCAGTATTTAACCTGCCGCTCTGGGAGGGCGTACAGTTATTGACAGAACTCCGAGAAGACCCTTCGGGCCAGTTCAAAACCTCAGCACCTTCGGTGCTACTGGTGCTTGCTTCACTATCGAGCAATGCCTGTGACTTGGGTTGTATCGTCCACTTACGTATGCGCGTGTTAACGGCTTCATCGCCGACAACGTGAAAGCCTTGGATCTTAGAAACAAACTCACCATATTCATTGCCCATTTCTTTGTGTCATAATCAT